TTTTTACTACTACTATATTATATTCTATTATGAAGTTAGAACTTATTAAAACGCATGAGAGTGCTATTTTACCCTCACAGAATAATACGGCACTAGATGGGACCGGGGATACGGGATATGATTTATATGCTGTAGAGGATGTACTTATTCCTGGAATTCAGGTCAATACAGGGACTCGAGTAGGGCATATTAACAGCGCGGTTGTGCCTGTAGGTCTTGAGATAGGATATATAGAGCCGGGATATTGGCTGCGAATAGAAGGCAGGTCGGGTCTCGGATTTAAACACGGAATTCAACCGCATTTCGGTATTATTGATAATCAATATAGAGGAGGCCTTGGCGTTAAGCTCTATAATCTAACAAGTACTGATTATCAGATCAAGGCGGGGGATAAGGTTGCGCAGATTGTAGGGTATAAGCTTATTGAAATGAATATTGAATTTACAGATACTAAATCTGATTCTACGCGCGGAGAAAAGGGGTTCGGTTCTTCGGGAAGATAATATGAAACTAAATGATATCTGGTGCGAGAAGTATCGCCCGCAAACTATTGATGAGGTGGTTCTTTGCGAAAGTGCGAGAAACCAACTTAACAGCATTGCTGATAATAAATCTATACCGCATCTACTCCTACAAGGACCTGCTGGTATTGGTAAAACATCTACAGCAAAGATTATTGTAAATGATATTCTTAAATGTCAATATATCTATATTAACGCGAGCGATGAAAGCGGTATTGATACTGTAAGAACTAAGATTGTCGGGTTCTCTAAAACTAAGAGTATCGACGGCAATATCAAAGTTGTAATCCTTGACGAGGCTGATGGTATTTCAGGAGAGGGTCAGCGCGCGCTACGCAATGTGATGGAGGAGTATTCTCAATATACTCGATTTATCCTAACCGCTAACTTTAAGCATCGCATCATTGAGCCGCTACAAAGTAGAACTCAAGAGATTGATATTGACCCGCCGCTTAAGGACGTTGCTAGGAAATGCTTTGAGATTCTTAAGAAGGAAAATATTACCGTAAGCGAAGAATCTAAGGTTAAATTTGTAGACCTTATTCGTAGATACTATCCCGATATTCGCAAGACTATTAACGTTCTACAGAAGTTTAGTGCTTCGGGCGAGCTTAAAATCGCTTCGACCGAAAACATCGACCAGGTTGCTAATGAGGTATATTCTCGGCTCAATCACCCTCTTGAACTCCGTAAGTTTGTTATAGAGCATGAGATTGATTTTCAAAATGACTATCAATCTTTGCTCAAGGCCTTACTCGATGTTATATACAAGAGTAATCTAAGAGACATTACAAAGCAGGATTGTATCCTTATTGTATCAGAGCATCTCTATAGATGCGCCTTCTGCGTAGATCAGGAGATAAACTTTACCGCTTGCTGTATACAGCTGGGTAAGAGTATTAATTAAAAATCAGGGGCGTACTTGGGAGGCTTAGGGCCGGGCTGCTTGTGGTTCTTCACTCCCAACTTACCAGCTACTCTCTCGAGTCTACCCTTCCCGTTATCAGCATGATTAGATTGTTTGGCAAACTCTAAATCATCGAAGGACGGTACCGGCTCAGGCTTAATAGTTATCATGCTATCCCTCTTAAGTGCGTCTGGAATCGGATGAAGATTGGGATATGTATGTATTACTTTGCAACACGTTGTAGGCACAGTAAACTTTCCTACGTATCGGCCCCCGCCGTAATCAGCGGATACCACGAGAACAACATCGCCTGAGTTGTTGAGTTGACTACCAGGCTTATCGGAAGGATATTTATTAACAATATCTACAACCTTAATATTAACTCCCAGGTCAACAAGTTCCTTGAGACCGTCTTTGAGATTATCGTCAATTTTATTAAAGTCTGTTATTTCAACCATATCACCGACAAGGAAGCCTCCTCGTTCAGTTCTCGTTAAAACAGACTCACATATTTCTAAAAACTTTCGCGCACTCATTTAATATTGTTATTTAGTCTTTCCCATAAATATTTATATGGGTAATGTTAAAATTACAACTCTTCCTAAGGCTCGCCCTTATACGCGTGAATTTGCATACGCAGATTTACATCTCGATTTACAGCCTTCGTTTACTAATATAAATGAAGTATATGCTGTAGATGAGCAAAAAGATTTAGTAGTAGATTACGATTTGAAAGCAATTAAAAACTCTATCGTAAATATAATGACTACCTCCCCCGGGGAGAAGATATTAAACCCTACATTTGGTATAGATTTGAGAGACTACCTCTTCGAACCTGTTTCGGAGATTATATCCAATCAAATCGCCAATGATATTATTACTGGGATGATAGCGCAGGAGCCGAGAATACGATTCAGGCGAAAACCAGAAGTTATACCTAATATTGATGAACAGAGTTACACGGTAAATATGATTATTAATGTTCCCTTGCTCGATATAAGTGACTTTTTATTTCAAGGGCTTCTTAACTTTGAAGGGTTTTCGGTATTAAATATATAATAATGGACCAAAACTTACTCGAATATAATTTACCCATCAATGCGTATGCTACCTTTGATGCTATATCATTGAAGGAACTTATAAAGGAGCGTCTTACCGAAAATTCTCTTTTTACGGATCAAAATTTTGAAGGAAGTAATCTCGCAGCTCTTGCGGATATATTCGCGTTTGCTTACCATATCCTATTATTCTACTACAATCAAACCGCTTCTGAGGCGCTCTTTGATCAAGCAGAATTGTATGAGAATATGAATAAGATAGTTAAGGCTATCGGATATAAGCCGAGTGGCCCTCGAACTTCTGCTCTCGGATTTACAGCGGAGGGGACGAGTGATCTGCCCATAGGCGCCTACACTATTAAGCGATATTCCAATACCATAATAAACGGCGCTGTATTTTCGTTTGCCGAGGACGCCTCGTTTGATAAAACTATAGCGGGTAACGAATCGCTCACAACTCTCTCTGAGAATACTCTTCTTTATCAAGGGTCTTATTTTGAATACCCGGATTACACCGCTATAGGCGAGGATTATGAGACTATTACGATGGTTTTAGATCGGGGCCAAAATGTTAATACTGTAGAGTTTATAGACTACGATAACATCGATGTATATATTTACGAAGCGGAATCGCAAACTTGGTTTGAGTGGGTAGAGGTAGATTCTCTATATTCCCAATCTCCTACATCAAGGGTATATGAAAAGAGAGTTAACGAAAATGGTCGATATGAATTTAAATTTGGTAATAATATTAATGGGAAAAGACTCAATCCCAACGATATAGTTTCAATATTCTATTTGCTAAGTAATGGTATTACTATAGGCGCAGGCGCTTTACGTTCTGGCTCAAATATTAATGTATATAATACCTCAAGATTTAGAACTCTAAATAATACCTTATATAGCGATAATATTACTACATTTATAGGGGCTGTTAATAGCTCGTATATTAATCTTAATAATACAAATAAATCTACCGATACCGTAGATTATGAAACTGTAGAGAGTATAAAGCAAAACTCTCCAGCTCTGTTTAGCGCTCAAAACCGCGCAGTAACCCTTAGCGATTATAAAGCATTCTTGAATTCAAGATTTAACAATATTTTACAATCTTCAGAAGTGGTAAATAACAATAAGTACCTTTCCGATTATATAAAGTACTACTACGATATAGGGTTGAGTAGCCCTAACGAGAATACAAATGTTCTTACGAGTCATTTTCTATTTTCCGATGCTTGCGACTTTAATAACATTTATGTATTTTCTGTTCCAAGAAATGGAGCAATAATAGCAGAGACTAACCCTAATATGATGGCAACGTCTCAAAAGCAAGCTATAAAGGCATATCTAGATACTATAAAGATGGCGAGCAATGAAGTGGTAATAATGGATCCTATATATACGGCGTTTGATTTAGGCGTAGATATAACCACTGACGCTGTCAGGACGGTTGAGGAGATTAGGGAGACATGTACGTTAAATATACGAATTGATTCTACGTCCCGTCTTGCGCGATCTAAGATTAAAGATCTCGTTAAAAATATTTTTATTAACTATTTTAAAACAACAAACTGCTCTTTAGGTCAGACTATAAATCTCTCTGATTTGTCGCGTGATATTTTAGATATTGAAACAGTTATAGAGATATCCACTAACTATACCTTTAACGGCCGGTCGTATCAAATACCGGGTATCAGTATGGTTTATTGGAACCCATTTTACCCACAGGATGATTTAAATATAACAAATCAAACAGTTAAACTTCCATTCTATAAATTTCCCTTTTTATATGAAGCGTCTAAGTTTATTAATAAGATAAATATTACTGATTAATGAGTCTTGAAACCGACTATATCGCCTTCTATACGAAGAATTTTACAGGAGTAAATTCCACATCGGGATATGCTTTAGATATATGCCCGTTTACATTTATACCAAGACTCTACCTTGATAGATATTCTGATGAGAGAATATTATGGGACTTTGGCGACGGTACTACGTCGACCTCACTCTGCGCATCGCACTCCTACCTCTTTCCCGGCGATTATACAGTAAGCTTATACGTTTATAAGGGAGAGGGGCAAGCGGTAACTTCTACATATAAGTCAACAGTTACTGTTAAGAACTTTATTACCGATACTATTGCACTTTTAAGCAAGTCCAGTTATATACAAGAAGCGGGTACAGTCGGTAATGAGGATGGGCTTACCGTTATCAGATATAATAGTTGGCAATCCTATAACGCTCTCTCCGGTAAAGACTATACTATTAATCTTTTTGCGAGTGGGGGCAGAGATCAATTTTTTGATATAGATAATTATAACTCGAACAAATATAGTCATTTAGACCTTTCTCATAAATTTTATAAAAAAGAGCAAAACGAGTTATCCAATACTTTTAATTATACCCCTATTAATTCTATACAGACCGGCAATGCTTTACTTTATGCTAAAGTAAGTGGTAGTGATTTAGTTCTTTGTAGCCCTGGGGATGAGGGCAGTACTTTCGTCGGAACAAGCGGGTCCGCCGTGTTTTATTTTACATCAGATATATATGATATAAATGATTTATGGTATAGAGACCGCTCACCCGCTCTCATTTTTGCGGGCTTTGATACTGCTAACTTTGATGATTTTACATCTTATAAAAATGGTTATAAGGAAATTATTAAAAGTAATAAATTTTCCTATCTTAACCAAATTACTACCAATACGGGATTTACTATAATACCTCAATTATCTGTATCACAACTCGCATTTTCTTTAAACGGCCTCGATGGCATAGGGGATGAGGAGGTTTACTTTAATATTAGACCCTCTCAATATGCCGGGACCAAAATACCACTCGTTATTAGAGCAAAGGATATTAATAACTACCCAACGAAATATTTACCTTTATTATCAGCGACAAATTATGTGACGCAAGATTTTGAAATTAAAATCACAGCGCTCTCAGGCAGCGGGGGAGTTGTAAGCTTGTCAGGTCAGCCTATAATAGTCAACGATTTTAATACGGATGATAATATTGGAGGTTATTGGAAGGGCTACTTACAATTTGATAACGAGTTTGTTAAAAATAATACTCTAAATGATATATATCTTTCCGCATACACAACCTATAGCGATACGTTCAATTACTTAAAGCATCCTACCCCTCTCGCGGTAATTACTAACCCGCTTTCATCTAATATACAAGTAAACAATCTATTACAAGATTATAAATTCAGTTCATCACCTCTTGAGTTAAATTTAGATAGAACTATAAATTTTAATAGTGATAACGCATCCGTATCTGGTCTAAAATACATACAAGTTGTTCCAGAAGAAAATGCAAATACAGGGTCGTATTACTCTATATGGGCGACGGATTTCCAGAATGATTATCTATATAAGTATGATACTTTCGGAAATAAGCTGTCGGCTCTAAATCTCAAGCAACCCACCCTTTCATCAGGCGCCTCTTTAACTATAGCGTCTCCCAAAGTAAATGGTATAGTCGCAGATGGCAATCAAGATATATGGGTATCGCTATACAATTCCATTAGTTCTTTCAAAATAAATAAAACTACTGGCAGGGTTGACCGCGTTGCTGTTCCTAACTTAACAAATAGTACTTATTCTATATCGAGCGCACATTTAGGGTATGTAAATCTTAGCTCTTTTATAGGCTTTAATACTGTATTGCCTGGGCCGGTTGATACCGATGTAAGTAATAATCTCTGGGTAGGTTATGTTAATCCTCTTTCTTCATATCTCTATAAATTTAGCTCTACTGGCGCTATATTATCGAGTATAAGTCTTACAGCGGGATATTCTATCGCCGATATAGCGGTAGGAACCGATAATAACGTATGGGCTATTGGTCAGCAATATCTAACAACTAATACTAAAGTATCCGCATTTAGAGATATTGTAATATATCATAATAATGCGACTGGCGCTACAACATCTGTATACCAAACTTCAGGCCGAGCGGCAAATATTACTATAGATACAAATAACAATGCGTATTTAACTGTGGGCAATAATACTGTAGTAAGAATACTCAGCTCTAATTTTAGCGCGTCATCTATTATCTTACCATCATCTACCGAAACATCCGTGGCATCCTCTATGGATTTGAAGGGTATCGCGGGAACAGCAAGTAAGGAAATCATAGCCATTAATAGTTCTTCAAGTAAGTTAAATATTATTGATACAGTTAATAATACTAATGTAAACAACTACGATATTAAGGATGAGTATGCGATTGCCGCTGGTGATTGGACTGGATTTAAATGGATTGCTAAATACTCTCCAAGACAATTTACAATAAACACTACATTAACGGGTAGAAGCAATACATTTAGCGTATATAAATCAGAAGATAGATATCAAATTGGTAAAATCGGTGAAGATTTTGACGCTACTCAATTATACAAAGATTTAAGATATCAAGAATCTCTTATTTACTATGATAATATGTTCGATGGGTTCATCGGGACTATTGTGGGTAATATTAGCTCTTCGCCTAATACTCTCGGAAAGAGGGTGTATGAAAAGGCACATAACTTTGTAGGTAATACTGTAGACCCTGATACTTGCGGGGTAGATGCTTTGTATTCTCTTTGCAAGCAATATGGTATAAATGTTGAGCAGTTTGATAGATTTAAGTTTGCTACACCCGCTAATATTAAAAGAGTTGTCGATCTCTTGTCAATAAAGCAGTCTAAGCTATGGGGCGCGAGAAACAAATACGCTAAAGATTTTGATATAAACGGATATAACCCGGGTTATAATGATTATTTTGGTAAAAATTTAGGACCAGAATTAAACGTCCAATTTACCACTCTCACCGCTGGTAGTGCCTCGACTCCGATTGTAGCTCAAAGTAAATTTAGTAATGACTATATATATATTAATACAGATATCTTAAGTTCTCAGTATATCCAATATATAGGCAGTACTACTACATATCGCATGTCCTCGTTTAATGCGAACTGGGGATGGCCATTAGTGTTGCCGGTAAACGCTACATGGGAGGATTTAAAGCAGAGTTATAGATTTTTCTCATATAAACCAGGATTTGAAAATACCCAGTATGAAGGGGTAATAAACTGGGGCGATGTCATCACTAATCTAAACGAATCTGCCAGTGGTAGAAATACCTGGATAGGTAAAGATCAAATAATGGAGGAAATTATTAGGTTTACCTTGATGGACGGGCTTAGCGTCCTGAATCAACCTATAGAGCCGTCGACGGTAGTTAATAATACTACCACTACTACGACGACTACCACTACTACGACGACTACCACTACTACGACTACCACTACCACGACTACCACTACTACGACTACCACTACTACTACGACTACCACTACTACTACCACTCCTCCCCCGGCGCCAGAGACATGGCAATTGTCCTTCGGGGCAAATCAGGACGGCGCTTGCTCCACCCAGGGAATGACTAGTACCTACTACACTATACCTGGCAGTACTCTTGCCAGCGGTGTAGATTTATATACTAATTCTGAACTAACTTTGGATGCGAATCCAGGATTTTATGCTACTAATAATCAGTGGTTCGAGGTGTCTGACGGTCAAATAATTTCCACTGGTAACTGCGCATAATATTGCTTATATAGCAGCGCATTAAATAGTATCTTAAATATACATTAAGCATATATGTCCCTACATAAATACATGTATGGCAGGTATCAATCAAGGATCTATTATTATAGAGAACTCTATAACTAATCCTAACTCTAATCCAAAATTTTGGATAGATAACTCGGCTCCCCTGTCCTTTTTTGACTTCTTAAAGCATACAAAGCAAGTAGCCTCGCCTGTAGAGTTTAATGATGCTTATAATCAATATATTCATACTTGGTATGAGCAAAAAGGGGAAACAGCGCAGAGTACATCTATTAAAGTAAGAGATAGATATGTAGAATTGCTTCGTGATATCTCTTTAAACTTTACAACCGCTGAGGAAAAGAGATTTTTATCTAATATTGACTTTAACGATCCGCAAGACCTCGCTATAGCAATCCCTTTTTATAGTGGCAAGTTAGCTGAAATATGCCAGTTTTTTACAAAGAAGCGGGATCAGGTAAAATATAAAATTGACGAAAATAAAGCAAAGGGTACTATTAAAGGTATTGAAAGAAGTATATTTAATACAATAATAGATTATATTTTTATAGATAGTAGCGACGATACTTATAATACCGCAAATACCGCTCTATCCACAATCATAAAGAGTCTTAATATTGAGGTTGAGGAACTCTTCGATACATATTCGGATTATTTTAATATAGATAGTGATTTAACTCCTGAAAATTATGAAGACGGGGGAGTATTAAGAAATACATTTTTTACTGCGAATAATATAGAATCTACCGAAAAGGTTGGAGATTTATTTGCTAATTTCGATTTATCTTTAAGAAGAGATATTTTTAGTAAACCGCTTGTACTTAGTGGATTTGGAAATCTATTCTCTCTCAATATCGAGCCCTCATTTACAGATCTCATTTCCAACGAAAATGTTAGAAGCATTATAGAAGAGGATTTACCTGAAGCTGACCTTAAACTTAACTTAAAGAAAAAGTTATTAGAGAAATATATAGGTACAGATATCTACTATCTCTCTACCAATAGCACATCGACTGAATATGTTTCAGGTATATTATTTAAATCTCAAGAACCATCTAAGAACCTTATTAACAGTCGCTTCGCAACAATGGCGGCGGTCCCGAGTAATGTAAATAAATCTATAAGAGACATAGGATTATTCTTTATTCCTGATAAACTCGGTCTACTACATTTTAAAACCAGAAAGAGCGAATACAGGATAAAAACAGAAGAACTTCTTCCCGATAAGATATATGTCTTTCCAAATCCTGATATTTACGGCAATATAAACAATATAACTGATACTGTTTATGACTACCCTCTCTACTACGTTATTGACAATTCCGGGCTTGTAAAGTCAAGCAGTTTTGGATTTGCAGTAAATGATGTTTTTAATACATCCTACGATCAGCTGCTGTACGCTTATTCGAGTTCTCAAGAGAGATATAACGCGGCTACTAAAAGTATTTCGAGCTTAGATTCATTTAACTTTATTGTTAATAAGGGTATAATAACAGACTGGCGACAAGATATATACGGCAATCAATACGGTCTTGTAAAGGGTGTAACTAAAAAGAATATATCTTATACGGATCCTGAGCCGGCAGCGAAATCCAATGACCCTAATTATATTGTATTAGATGGCTATCTTTTCAAAGACGGTATAGAGGGATTTAATTTTAATTATAATATAGATTCGGGTGAAACCTTTAATGGTAGCTTACGAACCGGCATTACTGCAAGAACGATAGATGAAGTAGGATCAGGCACATTTAATACGGGATATACGTTTGCGAGTGGAGGCATGTTCGCTCTCACAGGGTCTCCTGTTAGGTCGTTATACTTTAGAGAATTTTCCCCATACATAGACGCGTTGTATCCCGGCTCTTATAATAAGTCTGTAGTAAACGGTGAATTGCTTGATTGCGTTGGCTTTATGTATGGGGACAATACCTTTCTCGAGGACCCTATATTAGCGGATAACGAGGCATATAATGAATCTGGGGTATATTATTATAATACTCTGCTCGAATGCGGGTTGAACAGTAATAGGTTATTGGGTGCCGTCGTTAGCGGCGATGCTTCGTTTTTAGTAGACTTTCCCTTATCTGCAGCAATAGCAGAGGTAAATGATGGGGGAAGTTTCTTAACAGAAATTTCTATAGAAAATGATTATCCGTTTATTGATAACGGATTAAGATATTACAGCATTGATAATACATTCTCATCTACTATAATAGATACTTCTTCCGGCACCGATGTTGAGCCGACCATAAACGATATAGAAGCTCTCGAGGGTATCTCATTTGTATACATACCTGAATTAAATACAGTTGCCCCGTTAAGTTCGGCGATGAGCAATACTTTTTTGAGCCTACCATCCGGTGTGCGAGAGGAAATATATAGCTCAAATAAATGGCTGGATGTAAATTATGATAGCATTTTTATTCAAACTAAAAACTACTATGTTATAGAAAAAATTGTCTTTGAAGAAAATACATTTAAGGTAAATTCTAAGCCTAATTTATATCTCTCTTCTAATAATATTTTTGAGAAATTTAGTAAACCTTTTCATATTGAAGGAACGGACAAGTCGTTTTTCTGTAAGATGACTGTTGTCTCTTCTACATCTGCTCTAAATGGTAAATCTATATACCCGGAAATCTATGAATATGATTCCTATAACCATCAGGCTAAAAAGGTTTACCCTACAACAGAGACTCAAGGTCGATTAAGCAGTCTTTATTCGCTCTCCGGCCTAGGCAATATAAGCATAGCCAATATTAAGTCCCCAGAAATTGTATTTAATTCTCGTAATAATATTTACTCAATTACGACTACCGGGGTAGATGGTAATAATCTTGGATATATAATGTCCTATAAGTACAGAGAAATTGATAGCGCTTTCGTTAATATTGAATGTAAGGTATATCGCCTAAATTCAAGCGGCACTACTCATAATTTTTACAACTCTACTCTTTCTGAATTTACATCGGCTACATCATTGAGTAGTATAATAAGAAAAGATATCGCTACCGGGACCCTATTTTTTAATTAATGAATACTACAACCTTTACCATATCAGGGGATACTCAAACTCTTTCGGGTAATATTTATTACGAAGAAATCGCTATTAAGGGTCGCCGTACTATTGACTATGATTTTACTCAACTCAATACAACGAAGAATAATATTTTACGGGCAAGATTTGATTATGGGGACGGTACTATAGAAAATATAAATTATGGAATAGGCCTCGATCATATAAATCAGCCTATTACCTATTATTTTGCTCTATACGGGGCATACAGCCCCCTTTTAATGAAATCTCACATATATGATCCCCCGGCTGGTGATTCATATTTTAAATCTTTAACTGCCAGGTGTTATATTGAATTAGCTAATACAAAATTATTAAATTTATATTTCCCCATTAAAATATCTCAGCCCTCTTATTATGACGAGATGGGTGATATTAATATTGGGGCAACGCAGCTCATAAGCGTATCGAGCAACGATGTATATTGTTCTATTTATGATAAAACCGGTGATGTATTCAATATAGTTTTATCATAACCACAGATATAGGATAAATATATTTAATGGAGGTTGTAAGTTTCTCTAATAACGTAAAATGCTTAAGCGCTAAATATATCGATAGTAAAAATATTGATATTAAAAATTTTAGCGCAAAACTTGAGCAGGATTTTACTGTGTTCAATACAGAAGCCTTTAATACTGCTAATGACGTCAAGATAGGGGGCTATAGCGCTCTCTATTTGACGGGTAAGAAATATGGCGAGGACATTTTTAAGTATAAAGATATTGAAGTTAATAATAACAATACCGTTGTTACTAACCTTGTAATTGAAACTCCGACCAATTCATATTTCCTATATATAAACACTCCTAAAGTTATTGATAGTGAAACTAAAACAACTTGCGAATTGATTCCTGAAGATTTAGTTAACGCTATCAACAACACCTATTTTGAAATCCAACTATTAGATACGAGATATTGTAGAGTTCTTCATAGAGTTAATAACGAAACTCTCTATATGGCTGCAAATAGCGGGCTGGATGTATTTTTTGCCAGCACGAACTCCGTCGGTATTAGTGCAGTTGATGAATATGTCTTTACTTATATTTTAGATAAAGAGCAAGACAAGATATCCTTCTACAAGCCGATAAACGAATTAAATTATAGTGTTTCTATTGGCTCAAATAATCGGTTAACTTTAGTTAAGAATACATCTGCTTCATTCGCTCCATTTAATTCTACCAATACGTTTAATATTAAATATAACAGTAGAATATCAGAAATAACTCCAAAGCTAAACACTTCTTGGGTAAGTTACAGCGATATAAATAGTCTCGAGATAAACACTGATAAAAGTTCTTTCAAGAATAAAAATAACTATTTATTTTCCACCCAGTATAGTAATGCTACAGGCGAGGATATTTTGATTAATTTCCTGCCTCTTAAAAACCAATTAACTAAAGAAGGAGTTTCTCAAAGAGGGGATTATCTTTTAAATATACCTAATAAACTTTATCCGCAAACTTCACTACGAGACTACAATAAAATACAAATTGGTGGTAATAACGAAAAGGGCGTAGACGATATTTCATTAACCTATAATTTTTATAATACGGAATTTATTTTTAAACCTGACGAATATACTATATTTACAACGCCCGATTCTCTCTACCCCTACGTTCAACTCAATATAAACGATACTCTATTCGCTATCAACGGCGCGCTCGGAGGAGACTCGCCCCATAGCTCTGATAAGATTTATACAAAAAATATACAGGGAAGTTACCCTAATATTGGAAATTATTTGTGTACCTGGTTATCAGGAGGCAATGAAACTACTCCTGGGGTTTGGGTAGATAGATATTTTAATACATCTAAAATAACCCCCGTAGGCGCTCTTACCGCCACTGCTTTCAAACTTTACGACTTTACCTCGAGCGTAGAAGAAAAAATAGACGAAGAGATTATAGCCAACGATGCTTATTTTGATGTAAGAAGCGATTTGACTATCGAGCCGAGTAGAGAATATATATATCAGAGATTAGGCAATAATTATGTTAATTCATTTATAAAGCATCTGGATAATAGTGTAGTTTTTGATAGCCTTACCGCGAGAACGTTTAGGGGCAGCGTTGATGTTCCTACAGCTAAAACTGAAGTTTATAATTTTAATAATAAATATAATTATAATTTTATTGATGAGGATGTTAGTAGTTTTACTTTCTCATTCTGGCTCAATACTGATTGGAATAAACCCTTCGGGTATCAGTTAGCAGGTAATTTTAATAATAAAGGATTTGGAATATTTAATGATGAAGCAATAACCCCCTTTATTTTTATACCGTATTTAGACTCTGTGTATATTTATAATACTGATTTTCAAATTATTAATTCTATCAATTTTAAAGGCAATGTTGCAAATATAATAAGGATTAACGCTCTCGATGATGTATACGTAATAGTAAATAAATTCCCTAATACTGTAAGCTCCTCTGAGGCTCAAGCGAGTAATATTATATATAAAATAAAATCAAACGGAACTGTGTTTGACGCAGACATAATAACAGAAGTGCCATCCTTTTTAAATTATATAAATACGGAACAAGAAATTTATTTTCTTATAGACGGCAGAGGCAATGTTGCGGTATATAATATTCTTAATGAATCAATTACATTTACCAAGATAACAATTCCACGGGAATACGGGGTAGATTTTGATATTAAATCCCTCGGATTTGATAAATTCGGAAACCTTATTGGATTTAGAGGGGAAAAATGCTTAAAATTTAATGATAATAGTCATATATTTTTATTGAGAAATGGCCTCGTCGTCCAGGAGACAGATGATCACTCTACCAGAATGATACTAATGTCAAGCTCTTCGATAATATATGATTTTGCTATAGATACAGATGAAAATTTATATATTTTGCACAATAAGTTTTTATCGAAATTTAATTCTAAGAGAGATTTAATTTATAAAACAATAATAAATTCAAATTTAACAAATGTATCGGTAGATATAGTTAGGGAATATACTCAGGAAGGTCTTTCACAATATCCCGTCGTAATGTCTATAGGTAGAAATTCAAATGTCTTTTTATCTAAAATAAATGAACAGACCGGTTCTTCAGGAGTTACTGCCTCAATAGACGACGTAAAGGGCAAGTTTTATAATGTTTGTGATCCAGCAACTATCCTTAACTATTATAATTTAACAAATTATTCGTTTTTCTTAAAAAATAACCAGCCCGATTACAATAATTTAAAATTTAGAATAGAAATTCCAAACAGATATAACAATCGCGACAATTTATCTAATATAATCAACGTTGATATATCCAAACTTTCTATCGGTAAACATCACTTTGTTTATAGACTTGATACTATATCAGGCAATATTACTCTGTTTATTGATGGTAAAAAGATAGAAAATATTACGTTTGATCCGGCGGAGTATGCTCTCGATAACACTCTTTATAATACGTTTAATATAGGTGCCGCAACATATTTTAACGGGACTATTCTTAACAACTATATTAAACAGAATGGCCATTATTTTTGCCGCGATATAATAATAGAGCAGCCGAGGCTTTTTAATATAGGCGTTGATGATATAGATATTAAATTTTTAAATCTCCTTAACTTAAAGGTAGGCGAATTGGTCGCGTCTCTACCTTGCGGTCAGCGCAATCAGGTAGAGCAGATACAACGGTTCTTTAAGTGGCAGATACCCGGCAATAAATCTAACAATATTAATATACGCGTTAAAAGTAATGTTTTAGATAATGATAAGATTAACCAGGTATTAAAGGAAATAATTCGAAGAGACATATCGAATAGTCTTCCGGTGTCTGTAAATATAAACGATATAATATTTGAAAAACACTAATGTCATTTAACCCTAAAACCAAAAGATATAACTACACCACCGGAAGTGTTTATACTCTCTCAGGAGAGCCGTATGTAGGCTATTTTAATGTAGAAAATAAAATAGCAACAACCGGTAGGACGCGGACCTCAAATTCGCAAAATCTCCAGCCTACTTCAAATATTATTGTTGATTTATATCAATATGAAATAGGTAATAATCTTGTATTTCCAGATAGGTTAATTGTAGATGTAGTAAATTTACCTAATAGTTTAGATGAGATTATAATGCCTCCGAATGAAGTTGTTACTAATAGAATATTTACCGCTCATCTTAAAAGACTTTACGAGAATACATTATATCTTTATTCCCAATTAAACATAGCGTCTAATGATATACCAAATGGCTATTTATACTGGATAGGGGTTTCCGCTGCGGCGGATACGGCGAATAATAAGCAGAGATGGAACCCGAGTAGTATAATTACTACTAATTACCCGTATGGCGATTTTGGGTATCCAGAAATAGATCAAAGTCATAGATGTATAACAGTAAAGAAGACTAATAATCAAGATTATATATCCTTCACTGTTTCTAATACTATATTTACTGTAATATCCAGTAAGGCCGATAAGAGCGCTACAGCGGCGGTTTTCTCTACAAGCGCTATTGATTTAAATTCTGAAATGATATATTCAAAAATTGAAGATATCGCGATATCAGATAACAGGTATGTTTATATTGCCGATAGTGGCAATAACGCTATATATAAGTATGATATATCGGGATATACTACCGATGATTTTACTATTGCTGATAAGAAATTTCTTATTGATGTATTTGGTCAGCGAGGAGATTTAAAAAATAGAACCGGTTTTAACGAGCCCACTGTAATCGAGGCCAATTCAGATAGAGTATATATTTTCGATAGTTTAAATAAATGTATAAAAACTTATACCACAGACTTTGCTTGGGTCAATACTTTTATTTTAAACTCAAATATAATAATAAAAGATATTCAGTATAATAAATTCCATAATTCCGTATTCGCTGTAGCGGAAAGAAATAATACGGACTATACTTTGCTTGTATTTGATTATGATGTTAAAAATTTATTAGTAGAATATGACCTTGATGAAAAATATGAAGAGATAATAGACGGCGATATATCAAAAATATCCGCAAACAGAGGGGGTCGTATAAAATATGTGCTGGACCCGAGAGAGCAAATAAGAGGCATAAGATTCTCTTCTCAAGATTCAAATATTTTTTATTTATTTTCAAACTATAATATATACAAGAAGTTTTTAACTAAGCCACAGGCAACAATAGGTAAATGGTCTATATCCCGAGCGGGTATAAGTTGGGGATATATTTGGAATACTATTGATGTAAACTGGGACACCCTATTTGTCACTTGGAATACTATCAGCGGCTCCGGTCGAGAGAATATAGATATTACTGATATGAGTATAATATCTCGAGATGACAATTTCGATGATATATTTGTTTCTGCTAAAGCTGGGAATCCAGAGGCATTTAAGATACTTTACTGTAATGAATATACCCTATATGACACTGCTCTATTAACATCCGATGTCAGTGTATATAATGCAACTCGATTCGGGACGCTTGAGGATGAATATGTTAACGCTTTTACAATTAACAAAGAAATATATAAACAATCGTTCAATATTGTATCTTTATGTAATTTACTAAAGGGCAGATTTACTGGTTCCTTTAACACGGCTGGCAATCTTTTATACGAGCAGTACGATTATATAACCGATAAAGAACTAGAGAGTATTGCTATTAAAAGTGTAGAAAACTTATATGTTCACGAAAATGAACACGTATCGAGCGAAGTTCTAAATAGAAGTTTGAGAAAGCTATATAGTATACAAGAGATAATGATACAACTCGTAAGGACCAGAATTAAAAATATTACGCCAACCCTTACTCTAACTGGCTCGAATATTTTACGAATAGAATAAATAGTTATATGCCGGCCAATCTTACCGATAATTATGTTGCTAATACATATCAGGGCGTTCTTCACGTAAACGGTCAAGAATTGCCTGACGATGTTAAGGTTCAGGTTTACGACGGAATGGGTAATAAAACGGCAATACAACTCGGAATAAATAGTGTTGATTGCCAATCTCTCTCCGCTCAAGGGCTGACTGCAAACGATTTTAAGTATCCAGAGGAACCTGGCTTCGCATTTAACGTTTTATGTCAAACAACTCAAAACGCGCGAGGCCAAGTAAATACTCTTGAATTAAGAGATATAAAAGATATTTTTTGCGGATCCGAAGTAGGGCTAGCAGCGTATACAAGATCGAAAAACTCGGTTGTTCCGATAGTTAATATTGAATGTGGCATCGTTGATGATGTCGATGACGTAGAGATAACCAATATTACCAGCGCTGCTGGAGGTATTGATAAACAAGAAACAGGTAATTTTGTTGTAAGCTATGTCAGTCTAACTGGGGGACTTGTTAAGGGGTTGACCTTAACTCCAGTATTTGTGACACCTCAACCCAATCTACTAATAAACGCTCAAGGTATTATAAACCAGCGCGTGATAGCTTCTGGGGAAAATCTTACAGCAGGCTATGGGGGGACATGGAATCCGCGTAAGTATTTTCTTGATAGATGGAAATCTCAAAGCAATGTTGCAACCTGGAACTATAGCAGTAGCAGTAACTCAAATATAGCGACTATAAACGCCGCCGCCGGGGCAGTATCTCAAATAATAGAAAAGTCAAATATTATACCAGGCCCTTATATTTTATCATGGAAGGGTAACGCGACTGCTACCATACTTGAAAGGTCCTCTCAATACCCCGCCGGCTCAAATAGAGGCTCTGGTAGCGGGGGCAGTGGCGATGTAAAAAGCATTGCTGTACAGCTTCTTGGCGGTGGTGATGTAGAAATTAGATTTACAGGCGGTACCTTTCGAGAGCCTAAATTTGAAAGAGGCAGCATTGCAACCGAGTTTGATTATAGAAGTTTTGGTAGTGAATTACTATTATGCCAAAGATATTTTTGTAAAACATATGCATATAGAGATAAACCCGGCGAGGGAGCGATCGGCGCAATACAATCCCATACAACCGAGCCAGTTAACGATATTCTACATAATAATGGATGGAGATTCCCGGTAAATCTTAGAACTAAAATAGCTAATAGCGCATGGGTGTTCAACCCCGGGAATGGCGATATAGACCGATTTAGATATTTTCAGGGACGCGGCGGCGACAGGGGTGGGCAGTTTTTCGATAAGGCAGCGGAAGTTGCTGAGTGGACCGATAGTGGTATCACTCATATAAAATTAAAAAACCCGAACGATTCCCTCCCTGAAGGCACTATGCGCATGTTTGATACCCACTACGTTGCCGACGCAGAATTTTAAAATAAATAAAACAAATGCCAAATATTCGAATAGTAAAACTCAAAATAAGACGCGGCTCAGAGACCGAGCGTCGACAAATTGTTTTAGAGCAGGCAGAACTCGGCTATACAACCGATACTCGACGGCTTTTTATAGGAAACGGCTCCCTCTCTGGAGGCGAAGTGGTTGGTAGTAAAGTTCATAGTATATTGACGTCATCCAATACAAGGAATCTCGTTAGCAATGCCTATCAGGGAGACTTAGTGTATGAAAATAACTTCCTATACCAACTCACAGGAACCGATTATTCTAAACTAACATCTTGGGGATTTGTAGGTTCAAGAGTCGACGATAGTTCTATTGAATATGACGGGAGCAGGCAAGTAAGTGTTAAGGATCTCGGTATATCGACCGCCATGATACAAAATTCTGCCGTCGCCTTAGATAAACTAAATACTAATATACTTTATAGTTCAGGCGGACTGGGCTTCAATAGAACCCAAGGTATTAGTGCGAATATCGATAATACTATTTTTAGTGTCACTAGTGCGAATGTTATAACCATAAAAGAGGGCGGTATTACGAGTTTCGCTATAGCGATGGGCGCGGTTTCAGCGAGTGAAATAAACAGCGGCGCTCTAAGTAGAGGCCTCGTCGGGGGTAACGGGCAGTCTCTCTCAGCGCGGATAGATAAAACCACTATAGTTTTTAACAACAATGATGAGATTTCGGTAGGAGCTTTAAACGCTTCTAATATAACCCTCGGAACAGGGATGGAGGAGGGAGCAGGAGGAGCTCTTACCCACTTTATTCAAACAGTCAACGATAATAATCTCGATGTTACCGATGGTCGGCTCGATTTAACGGAAAAACTTACATATAATAATAGACAGTATAATTCCCCAAATATTGTTGTAGATAAAGCTGGTCTGATTAGAAGTATTTCTAATAATATATGCCTGCCTCTTTCGGCAAATAGCTCTTCTGTGTACGGAGGGTTTGCGTCGCAGTTATCAGCTGGAGAATCTACAACAAAAGTTACAGCCTCAACAGGGATTGGGGCATCAAATATTACCCTTTCATCCGCTGGGTTTATGGTAGTAAGAATGGGTACTCCGAATATTACTACTGGCGATACCAGAAACTTTTTAAATTCTCAATATGTGGCCTTGCCTATATTTACAATACCAGAATCTATTGTTAAACTTGCACAAGAAGTAGAGACGTTAAATTATCCATACCCATTCTTCGGATTTAGGGTATACGGGGTTTATATAGACACATTTGCAACCAATATATTAACCGGGGCGGTTTGCTCAGGATTTGACGATTATACCGGTTATACTGAAGAATATGATGTGTATGCTAATGTAAATACGCTTTCATTAGGAACAAAAATAGCAGCGACGGTAGATTCGCTCTCTACTGACGAGATACCAACGTTATCGGGCTGGTGGGCAATTAACGATACGATATATTTTGTCAATAGCACAAACACAATTACAATAACTGGAATTTGCTGATTATGGCCTCTATAGAAATAGATAGTAATACGATTATTAAGTTGCTCGCTCGGCGAGGCAGCGACCTTGAGAGAAAAAGCATTATATTATCCGAGGGGGAGTTTGGATATGTAGTAGATACAAAGAGATTATATATAGGAGACGGCTTTACCCCGGGAGGCATACCCACCAGCATAAGATTTCATAATACAACTACCAATATATTAGGTATAGGGGAAACCGTTCAAATAAACGACCTCGTTTATAAATCTGATACTAATGAAATATATAAACTTGTATCTGGTACCGGATCATCCTTGAGTGATTGGGAGCTTATATCGAGCCCTAAATATGTATATACTGATAGCGCTACACTTTCCTCTACTACCGCGGGTGTGTTGTTTGTGAGAGAAGTTAGTGGTCAGCACATTTCAAATAACGCTCTCGGAGAAGGTATTGAAAAGGTTTCCAATAAAATCTCTCTATCAGGATCAATTGCGATAAATAGTGTAAAGTTAAAGAGCAGCAATACTCTTACCTTACCTAATAGTATTACTTTTGAAAATAATTTTGGTGCGCAGCGATTTACATTTCCCCTTAGCCCCGGCTTTGATAAATATCATCTTGTAACTAATGGTGATGGCACTCTCTCTTGGGAGCCTGCCGCGGTGGTATCGGCAGGTACAGTTTTTATGGCTGATGCGGCGGCCCCGGTAGGGTCGGTTATATTTTATGCCGCAAGTTCCTTTATAGAGCCGTTGGGATGGCTTATATGCGACGGTCGCTCAGTCGCTGGCGCTACTTACCCTCAATTATCCGCCGCCATTGGCACGCTATACGGAGGCGATGGTACAAATTTCAACCTCCCCAATTTTATGGGTGGGGGTATGCTGTATGGGGTAAATCGCGGGGTAGAAAATATAGGATCTTCCTATCCTGTGCTAACCGGTATTACGTCGAGCGTATTCCTAACCGGAACGGCCCTAACAGGTCTCTCCGCGACTCTTTCCGCCGCTCAAACTTTATTTACCAATACCCCCCTTGAAGCTTATGCTGGTATATGGCTCATTAAGCACAGAATTGATAATCCTATAACTACCCAAATAAACGTATTGACGTCGGGGGGGTTATCCGCATATAATATAACCAGATCTCAATCTACTACCGCTATAACCCTTAGCGGTATATATAGTATAAACATACCATCGGGAGATATCGGCACAGGTAACCCCGCTGTAGTTAAGGCGTACAGAAAGGCGCGGGTCCCTCAAATGTATACTTATGATACCCCCGGAGTAAACTCATATACGGTATCGGATAATGTTTATAGAATAAAGGTCACTGCTACTGGGCCGGGCGGTGTCGGCTATATAAGATATGACTCTACTCGATGGAGAGCAAACGGTACTCAAGGAGGTGCCGGATCTACCATTGTTGCTTATATAAATGTCGAACCCGGCGAAGTCTATATGGTGTATGTGGGCCGTCGAGGCACATCGGTTATGTCTCCTGACCCTGTAACAGATACCCAAGGCCTAACTGCTGGGTGGGGGGATAATACATCGTTTAGTCTTAGCGCTGGATCAGTTATTACAAATATGCTCTCAGCAGGCGGAGCATATGACGCGGTAAGGGTCGATGGCGCGACGCCCTATAACGCAGACTGGTCCGGTGGAGGGGCTGCTCGTGGCGGCTTCAAGGGAGGTAAAACAACAGCGCCTCTTGATGCTAAAGTGGTTAGCTATTATAACATCAAAGGCGGAGACGGTGGCCAATTTATGGAAAACGGTCCAGACGGGCCGGGCGCCGCCAGTATGTGGGGGTCAGGCCCGGCGCCGGGTGGTGGAGGATCAGGTCACGCCAGAAAAGATTTCATCGGTCAAGAGATAGCTCAGGCAGGAGACGGTATTGTTATAGTTGAAGAACTGTAATACTTTATTAAATCATTTTATGGATGAAATTTTAGAAATAACCGTAGACGATTTGGACAATATCAAACAACTTATTGAAGTATCCGCTAAAAACGGTCTTCTTCATCCAGAAGGATTAACTTCAATAGGTAAACTATATGATAAGATTACCGGTATATTGAATACTGAATCTATTGATAGCGATTAAATAGATGTATGGCTATTACCCTGCCTACAAATACAATTTGTAATACGATTGCTCATAATGTGGCATATAACGCTAACTATGATATTATATGGTCTTTTGATTATTCTCTAAGTGGCAATAATGCGTCGCAGGGATCTTTTACAACGTTTTTATTTAATGGCCTCTCTTCTCTTGGCGGAGGCGCTCCGGGCCCAGGAGGAGCATATTATAGCGCAGGGCAATACATATCTGGGGGTAATACATTAATTATACCGTCAGTCTCAGGGGCTATATTGGGGATTAACTTCGATACTACCGGTTTATTTGCTTTAAGCAGCTCTACTGTCAACGGACTGCTAAATACTGTACCTAAAAGTTTATCAATTAGATATGGGGGAACGAATTTTAACTATCTTACAAGTGTTCCCCTTACTTCTCTCTATACAGA